CATAATTTTGTTAAATTGGTTTGTGCCTTTTTGTACAGCATCCATATCAAATGTTGTACCAAGTGCTTTATTAATGTCTTTTAGTTTGCCTTCACTTTGTTCAAATTGTGCAATAGCATTAGCCAATGTTTTTGCATTTTCATCACCAATGATAGCAAGTGATTTGACTCTTGCTTTTTCTTCTGCACTTAAATTACCTAATTGGCTAGTAAGTCCTTGCACCATGTCTTGTGCGCCAGCCTGACTGAGAGTTCCGCTTTTCATTGCGGCACTAAATTCTTCCATAGGACCTGCTAAACTAGGCAATGCTGTAACAAATCCTGTTGCCGCATCACTTAATCCAATTGCTCCAGTAGAACCTGCTTCTAAGAATGCCGCCGCGACATCTTGTCCTGCTTTGCCACCCATTGCGGCTAGTCCACTAGCAAATACTTCTATACCTGCTACAACATCACTTCGCATGGTGTCGCTCATGCCTAATATAGATGCACTCAATAATCCGTTATCTCTAATCAATGAATCAACAAAATTTTCTAATTCTTCTGTGCTTACACCAAGTGCTTTAGCATAAGCCATTTGACTTTTAACTGTAGTTGCAGTTTGTTTGTTTAATCTTGCTTGGTCAACATTACCTAAGTTTAATAAACTCTGCCTTCTAGATAATGCATCACCGAATTGTTGCATACTGTCTTCAAAACTTAATCCTAAATCTTCAGATATGTCAGCGGCAAATTGCATTGTTTGTCTGAAACGACCAAATCCTTGTGTAGCAACTACATTGGAATTTTGTGCAATTAATTGTGCCGCACTTTCAAAACTGCCGGTAAGTCCACCGAGTGAACTGACTCCCAAGCCTGCAGATGTGGTCACATCTGCAAAAGTATCATTGAATCCAACACCTGTTTTTGCTAAAGTATTAAGGCTGTCGCCGGCACCTAATATAGTGTTACCTACAGCGGCAAATATACCAGTGATTACTGTCGAGGCATAAGCACCTGCTTTAAAAATTGTTTCACCTGTGGACATAAGTGCAACGCCAACACTTTCGCCTTCTGATTCAAATGCATTTTTTAGACTGCCAAGGAAACTGCCTTCGAATTTTTTCTGCCTTTGATATGTTTCACGAATTTCTTTAGCACTGCCTTCACTTGCTTTCTTTTGATCTTTTGCAAGTTTTATTAATTCTTTTTCATGTTTTTCTTGTGCATCTCTGCTTTCTTCGGCTTCCTTGTTGCCTTCAGCAATTTTTTTAACAAGTTCTTTGTTGGCTTTATCAATTTTAGCAAGTTCTTCTTTGGAAACTTTGCTGGATTCGGCAACTTTTTTCATGATTTCAAGCATTTGAGCCGCAGTGGCTTCTGTTGCCCAATCAGGGAAACTTAATGCTTGTCCGTCTAAATTAAATGAAACTGCCAATTATTTGTCCTCTAACGTTAGTTCTAATATTTATCTACTTTCATTAAAACTGCATATAATGATGTTTCAAAAAAATTATAAAAACTAGTTTTAACTAAGATAAATAAGTACATACTTAATTCACAATAAAGTGATGGAGCAAAAATGAACGATAAAGTGACTAGTCAACAAAATAATCCGTTAAGTGCTTATTTTAGGACGCCAAAAATGTATACAACCTTGCCAACAGCGGGTAAATTTTATTCTGCAGAAATAATAGATTTACCTGAAAACGGTGAACTTGCGGTGTATCCTATGACCACTAAGGATGAAATGATGCTGAAAAATCCGGACGCATTGCTAAACGGAGAAGCAGTATCTAACTTAATTAAATCGTGCATTCCAGAAATTAAACAACCAAAAGAAATGTACAGTGCTGACGTAGATGCGGCTCTAATTGCAATTAGAGGTGCAAGTGGCGGAGACGAAGTTGAAGTATCAGCAGAGTGTCCAAAATGTAACGAGCCTAATACAGTAACTATCAGTGTTGAAGGATCATTGAGTGCAATGACTCCTTTAGAAGATGTTTACTCTAAAACATTATCAAATGGTTTAAATATTATAGCATTACCTTTCACATACAAAAGTACAATTAAGGCTGGTGTAGCCAGTTTCCAAAGTACAAGAAGTATGCAGAACATTTCAGAAATGACTGATGATATGGATAGACTCAAGGCATTCAACGAAAGTTTTATTAAACTTGCAGACTTAAACTTTGAAATGATTATCGACAGTGTTCAAGAAATACAATTTCAAAATGCTGAAGGTGAACAGGAAAGTGTTGTAGATAGAGCGTCTATTAGAGAATTTTTGGAAAACACAGATAATAAGACAGGTAAAGAGATAGAAGCATTTATTAACGAAGTTAATGATGCAGGTGTTAAGAACGAAGTTAGAATCGAATGCCAAGCAGAAGAATGCGATGAGGTATTTGAAGCACCGATTAACTTCGATCCTGTAAATTTTTTCACGGCTTCCTAGGATCAGCAGAGCCTGAAGAAATTACAAAATACCTAGGTAGTCTCGACAAAGACCAAAAGTTAATTCTTAAGCAGGTTTCCGAGCTGGCAATATATAGCGAAGGTGCCGTATCCTATTCGGAAGCCTGGCACCTAAGTCCTGATGAGCGGGAAACTTTAATTAAAACTTTAAACAAATATAACAGACTCAAGAGTGGTGATAAAAACCACCCTGAGTTCTTTGATGATTAAAATTTAAGATAGTAACCAATTTCGTAAGAGTTTAAATCTTCTGTGTTAAAAGATGCTCTTGCATAGAAATTGTTAAATGTATGAGTTACACTAAATTTACCGACTGATAATTTTTCATTAAAGTTGTAAGACATTAAATTGTTAGCAAAATTAATTTTATCGTCTCTTAAACTTTGATAATGATCCATACCAAATGTCAACATTGTTGTGCCGTATGCAGAATAAAATTTTCCAGTTAAGTCTGCAAACAATTTAAAATCCAACAAACTAAAACCTTGAACAGTAATATTATGATTACTATTTGATTCGCTAAAACCTTCTACTTTGGTATAAATTGTTTCATACCCAAAAGTAGTAAACCAATTGTCTGTTAAAGGTTTAAACATTTCTGTGTAAGTGTTAAACATCTGATAATCTACTTCAGCAGTACCTGTGCCAAACCATTTTGTTGGATTTTCAATATCCATAGAATTTTGCACATAATTAAAACCAACGTGTAATCCATCATCAAACACATAGTCTACACCAGCAAAACTTCCATAACTATTACCTTCTAATCTTCCTGCAACAAATCCAAAGTTTTCAAATTGTTGGCTATAACCAAACATATTATTATCTTCAAAATCTTGACCGAACAATGTAGATTGTCTAGTAGCCTTACGCAAATTTGTAAACATCATTTTGCTTCTAAATATTTCGTTTACAAATCCACTAGGCTTATTTTTAATTTCGTTAGCCATTTCTAGCAACGGTGGATCTAGCACTTGAAAAAATGTTGCAACACTTTGGTCATCTGTATAACTGTAAGTTGCACCAATAAAATCGTAAAAATATTTGTTGTCTATTTCAATAGGATAGTATGTAGAACGGTCATCAAAATAAGGAAAATCGTTGTACATTTTAAAACTGTCGCCATCATTCAATAATACATAAGTTCCTGACACAGAATCTACTATGTCCAAATCGCCATCTGCATCAAAATCTAAAATACTTAATTGACCATCTCCATTCCAAATACTGCCTGTGTAATATGCAAATGTTTCATCTCCATATTGAGCAGTAACGTCAGAGAAACTTGTACCTGTGTTTTGAAAAAACTGTATCATTCTGCCTTCATAATAAGGATCATGTCTGGTACTTGCTAACACTATGTCTATATATCCATCGCCATTAAAGTCAAAAACTTCCATGTCATTTGCATTACCATTTGCACCATAAAAGTTATCAGGCAATTCAACCCATGCTCTCACACTCCAGTCATTGTTGCCGTCATTGTAAAATACTGCACCAGCACTATGTTCATATTGTTGTGAAAATACAGGGTTTTCTCCAGGCTTAAACCATCCTACTGCAACATCACCAAAGCCATCATTGTCAAAATCTGCAATAGCGGCTGTGGTGGCAAACATAGAATCTGTTGCATCAGGAAAGTTTTGATTCATAGCAAAATTTCCAGAACCATCGTTTAATAACATAGTCCATGGTATTTCAAACCCATGCGGACTTGCACCTGCAATAGGCAAAAAGATATCTTGGTCACCATCGTTTTCTATATCACTTGCATAAGCATCATGTAACCAACAAAAATCATCACCGCACATTTCAACAAGTTCTGCTGGCATTCTGTCGGTGTGATTATAAAATGCACCATTATCACTTAACACCATATTATTACCGTGATAGATATCATCTATGCCATCACCATTAAAGTCTGCAACTAGCACACCTTTGTTGTGTCCGGCATTATCACAGTTTTGTCCTCTAAAACAAGGATTGCCTTCTGGAAATAAATCTTGGCTTAATATAAAGTTGCCGTCACCGTCGTTCAAAAATGCAAACACTGAACTGTTAGGTGCCCACTCTAACTCGTCATGGTCTCCTGCCCACATGATAAGATAAAAATCTTGCCAGCCATCACCATTTAAATCTGCTCTTATAACTTGTCCTCGTTGTAGGAAACTGTTAAGAATACTGCTTTCGTCACCATAATTATATCCTGCATGATGACCGTTAATAGTAGAACGGAAAAAACCATAGTCTGCAATTTTGTATTTTTCTGTGGGTGCAGGCAATCCTGTGGTAGTGTGTTCTGTCATGTCAAATGTGTGAGTTACAGCACTACTAAATCCTTCAACACCTGGAGCATACTCAGTTGTCCAACTGTCAAACTTATGTCTGTTGTCAGTGGGCGTGGTACTGGGTGGTGGCGCGGAGCGGTTTTCAGATACTGCGAGACCGGCGGAGCCGCCTCCACTAGCACATCCAACAATGGCAAACACCACTATGCCAATTAATACTATATCAACTATTTTCTTTAACATGTTTACAATTCCCCCTAAATGTGAAACCAGGACAACTACACTTACCATCTTCAATGGTGTATGTGTTGCCATTTGAACCTTTGACCACAATAACATCTTTGCTGAATTCTTCTGGTCGTTCGCCTATCTTTTTAAACTTGCGTCTTGCTTTTGAAAATTGACTGCTGGGTGTTTTTAACACCTGTAATTCAGCATCAAGATTAGGCTGATATGCTACCAATTTACCCGCGGAGTTCACATGATAAATGCCATTATTGACATTGTATTTGCCCCAATCAGTTACTTCTTGTAGTATGTCTATCATGAGTTTGCCAATTTGTTGTGCATCATCACATTTTCAACTTCATCTGGATTGTGAAGACTGATTCTTTTGGGCTCTTTGAGCTCATTTAGCACATCTTCACCGTCTTCATAACTGCTACTCACTACCCATAGTTTGTCGCAAACACGTTCAAACACTTCAAGTGGCATCAAAAAATCGCCATAATCACTGATTCTGACGTATTTCTTAGTGGTTCGGGCCATATACTGTTACTCCTTTAATAAACAATAATAGTACTATTATACTGATATTTTGCCCAAAGTCAACCTTTTTGCCACTTTTTTTGGTGCAAATTTGGTTAAATAACAGCATGACCAGAGAGGATATAAACATTGTAAAAAACGCAATTTTGGACTCTGCTTCAGGGCATAAGCATGATTATCATCAAGATTTGATGCAAAAAATCACAAATGTTCAACAGTTACAAAATCGTATACCAATAAATTTTGCCAGCAAATTCATGCTGGAACCTCATTGGTTTATTGGTTATGAATGTGTGTATCCTGGTGAGCATCTCAAATTGCACACTGACATAGGCGGTAGAACATTCAACATATTGATTAATTGTGGCGAACATGTTGCCACAATACAGCACAGCAACAATGGTGAAACTGAAAGTGCTGACATACAGCCAGGCGAAGTGTTTTATTTAGACACCACAAAACAGCATGGCTGTGATAACACTGACTCTGACCTGATATGCGAATTTGTCACTGTAAATCCCAGAATGAGAATGCAACAATATGTGGAGCACATAGATGTATAGCACTGTGATGGATTGGCAATATGATGTTGATGCCATGCGACAACTCATAGAACCTATACAACAATTCAAAACACAAAATCCTTACTATGTGGAAGAACACAGAGGAGATATGGATCAGTGGATATTTCTGTTAAAAGACTTTGCGCCTGCGTTGCAACAACAAATACTGGATGCTACACCTCTGCCACTAGATGTCAATGAACACAGTGTTGCCATAGAAACAGTCAAGCATGGTAGCAAAGTACCACTACACAAAGATTGGGGAATGAGTTGGAGTAATCCTTTGACTAGAAAAACCAATGTGATGTTCAATTTAGAAGACACTGCAATAGAAATTATCCATGACAAACCCGAACACAACAAATGGCTTAATCCAGGTCAATTGATGATTTTGGATGTGACTAAACAACATGGAGCAAATGTAACATCATTAAACAAAGACTTTGTGCTATACACTGTTAACCTAAGAAGAATTTATTCGGATACTGTAGAACTACTAAACAGTTTATAGACACTTCGTGTCTTTTCCAACTACACAACTCATTCATTGCATTCATTTCGTTATTTGTTAGAAATTTATTTCCAACGAAGTTATCAAGAAAGTTGAGTCATAATTCACCCGTTGCCGGGTGAAAAAAATGATGTCATCAAGATGAGCATCGCCATCTCTAACTCGGGTGCTACTAGGAACCGGTGAGCCTTCTGTCCCCATACACTACCGTCACGAATCTCACGGAAGTCAATAAGACCTTGTAGAGTTCAATCTTATCAACTTGTAGGTTGCTTTTTCTCAGTGCCTACATCTTTTTAATACTGTGTCGTTTTTGTATCTTGCCGTCCACAATCCAGAATCTAACGCCAAGTGAATGGAGTCTCAAGGATACCGATATTATCTGCCTCGGCGGGGTGGTGTGGAGCCTATGTGTTGCCTGTGTTAGTTTGACTGGGTGTCTGTTATGAGCCTGTTGCGAATAATAGTTATTTCTTTTTGAAATGTTCTCTGAGAATTTCTGAACCACCTACTCTCACATTGATGATTCCGTTGTAATAATCATCGGACAGTAGTACTTCTCTGTCGAACTGTTCTTGTGCTTCTAGGTAACTAGCAATGCCTCTACTAGGACATAAATGTAGAATTTCTCTAATAAAATTTTCTTCACCGAGTGTTGCTACATCTTCTTTGAGATGGTCTGAACTGCCCCAATATTCTCGCCAGTCGCTTTCTTTTGTTCCCCTACGTTTGTTCTTTTTGCCTTTTAAGGGAGGTTTGGTTGTTTTGAATTTAGCAAGTTTTTTACCCACATACTTTTTACCACTCTTTTTGTTTGTGATTAAGTACACAAATGCTTCACAGCCTTCTGGTAAATCGTCTATTTGTTTGCCTTGGTAAATCCAATAACTCATGTTGCATCTAAGATTTCTATGTCGTTACTATAACTTGTGAAACCTCCTTCTTTGACAACATACAACACATTGTTTACCCTACCTTGTAATTCTTCTTTGTGTGATATTAAGAACACATTTTTCTTTGACTCTCGACCCATCTTCTTAAGAACTGCCAATGCATTTTCAACACCAGTGGTATCCATGCCACTGTCTACCAGTTCATCTATACACATCAAATTCATTGGTTGGTTGAGACTTTCGTATATGTCTCTGAACGCCCAGCTCATACCCAGTATAAGTCTGTTACGCTCACCTCTACTTAAATTATCAAAGTCTAAATCTCTGCCATATTCAGTGATGTCCACAGACAAATCACTGTTAAATTTAACATCATGTGGCAAGCCTAATTTATCCAAGTAATGACTCAATCTGTAATTTAAGTATTGTAAATTTTGGTCAATTATTTTTTTCCTGATAAAACTATCTTTGCTGGTTAATAATTTATATAAAAATTCTTGATGTTCTTTTAAATTTGTCAATTCGTTAATTAAATCATAACTAATTTCTTCGATACCTGTTTCTCTAAGTTGTTCTGCTTGTTCAGTATAAGGATTTGTTTCTTTAATTTTTTCTTCTATTTGTTCTTGTAATGTTTCTACATTATGTTTGTGTTGTAATGCTTCTTCCATTGTGCTATAAAATGTATCGGGCACTTCTGCTATTACACCTATTTTCTTAATATCTTTTTTCAATTCATTTATATTAGACACTTGGTCTACATTATATAACTGTTCGTTTTTGATTTGTTCTTTAAGGTCCCGAGTGTATTCCTCATGAGTATCCAAATGTGCTGTACTTTGCTCACATGCTGGACATACACCTTCAATTGCTTTTTGCAAATTACTTTCTAGTTCTTCTAATTTAGTATCACTTCTGCTTAGACTTGTTGTGATACTTTTTAGTTCAGATTCAAACGAAGTAAGTTTTGTTTGTTTTTCGTTTATGCTAGTGATACTTCTGTGCTTAGACAATTCTGTTTTGATATCCGTTTCTTGCAACACATCTAAACTTGTTTGTAAGGCACTTATTTTATCTTCTTTGTTTTTGTTCCATGCTCTGCTTCTGCTTTCGATGTCAGAAATATTTTGCTCAACACGTTTATTAGCATTATTGACTGCTTGTATTCTAAGTTCTTCTTCTTTTATGCTGTCTCTAGTTTGCTTTAAAAGTTCTTTTAGTACTTCAGCCTTTTCACTTATTTCAGTTATGCCTAACAACTGTTCAATCATATCTCGTTGGTCATTAGTTTTCATACTGAGGAATGGTTCAGTATAAGTGTTAAGTGCTATCAGGTGCTTAAACATATTATGTGGAAATCCAATAATACGTTCTATGTCTTTTTGTGTTTCACGCATATCGCCTTGTTGTTCGTTATCTTGCGATTCAACACCATCAATATAAAATTTTAGAACATTAGGTTTACGACCACGTTCAATTCTATATTCTTTTCCATTAATCTCAAAATCCACAGTGGTAATCATACCTTTACCATTTGTTTTGTTTATGAGATTGTCTTTTCTGATGTTTGTGAGTGCTTCACCGTACAATGCATAACTGAGTGCATTGATAATAGTGGTCTTACCTGTGCCGTTTCTACTACCGTCACCACCAAGGTCTAAATTATGACCTAATACAAGAGTAAGTGAGTCAGTATCAAAACTAACTGCTTGTAGGTTGTTACCTACACTCATAAAATTTTTAGCAGTTACATTTTTAATCTTAAGCAATTTCTATATTCCTATATATCTCAATTAATCTTTCAGTGTCAACTAAGTTACTTTCAATTGTTTGCAATTGACTAATAACAATTTGGTCAACACTTTCAAATTTAATTTCATCACCCTCAAAGGCTTCCTCTTCCTCTTTTACAGGTATTAGATGAAACTCTCTAACATTAAACTTTTCTGCAAATGTTTCTCTAAGAAAATTTGCTTCTTCGTAACTGATGTTAATGTCTAGTTTTACTCTTGCATGAGTGTTTTCATCTAAAAATGTTTCTGGTGCCTCTAATAATTCTCGCAAACCCATATTAATATATTTTGGGCACTCAGGCCAATTAACATATACAGGTTCTTCGTCCCATGTCAAAAACATAGCACCACGTTCGTTGTCACCAACATCAGCATAATTATGTGGAAAAGCATTACCTATGTAATGTATATTACCTTTGTATTGACGTTTGTGGAAATGACCACTAAACACATAGTCTGGATTAGTTAAATCATTTGCTGTTACACCACCGTGATCCGGCATTTCCACCATTGCATTCATTTTGAAGTAAGGTAATTCAAAATGTCCAAACATGTATTTGCAATCTAGTTTGTTTAACTTTTTATGTTCATCTCCCACTAACCATGGAATAATAGCAACACCTTCTTCGCAAAACCATTCGTCTACCATTACAAAGTTTGGTAAATCACGTGCAAACTCAACACTGTTTAAATCACGTTTTTCTCTATAATATAAATCGTGATTACCTGTTATAAAATACACTTTATCAAATGCATCATTTAATTTTTTTAAATCCTTGATGGTGGCATTCATAGTAGCAATATTAATACTTGCTCTATGATGATGCCAATCACCTAAGAAAAAACAGGTTTCACAATCTCGTGCCTTTGCTTCTGCAATAAACCAGTCTATATAATTGTGACAATCTTTTAGATGTTGTCTACTGTTTTGTTTTAAGCCGTAATGTATATCTGTAAAACATGCGGCCCTTTCAAAAAGGTTTCCCTCTGCCATAAATGCCGATCTCTAGTTTGATGAACCAGGTAAGTCGAGCTCTGCTTCTGCTAGTTCTCGCATTTCACGAAGAGCCTCTTCGTGTGCAATTTGCCTTCCGTAACTTGGCAAATGACCTTGTTCGATTAAAATATCATCTCTAATAGTTTGGTTACGTTTTTCTAAATTTAGTACCCTAGTAAAACTGTTATTAACTGTAGCAGTATAATAAGCAAACGGATTATCCGATTTTGCTTCATTAAATTGCAAACCAATCTGTGCTAATTGTACTAATGCTTGTCCACGCATTTCGTCAACATAAGTGTAACCTCTCCAGTTACCTCTTTGACTATAACGCTCAACAAGTTTCATAAACATTTTACCTAACTCATTAGTAATACTACCATGTGATGTACTAAAATGTCCGTTATGTAAACCACCTACCCAATGGCTCCTTACTACCTCTCTAGGATTTATGCCATTACTATCTAATACATAATGCTTGAAAGGTGGAAAGTTTACTTTTGCTTTTGTATCAGCAATAGTTTTTGTAGTTTTTTTCCTGTTTGGTTCATCAGGAATATGTTCGTAAGTCATCACTCTAAATACCAAACTGTCTACAGCAATACTTTTAGGATCAACAGCAAAATCTTTCTGCTTTGGTTTTTTAGTCCAGTCGCCCTTAGCCATAGATTCCTGATAGGCTTTTTGTCCCATCTTGGATGCCTTGTTTTCTTGTGCTAATTTAATATTTGTTTTGTTGATTTTCTTCACATCGTCGACGATAATATCTTGTTGCATATAATCGTCATCAGCAACATAGCAATAACTAATCTTGCTCTTGTGAATTTCTGCTAATAAATCTTTGTTATTTAGATAGTTGACTTTTCTGCCTGTGCTTTGTGTCATTAAATCTCCTCACTCAAAACTATCATTCGTTTATATTGTATTATACACAAAAACAACCTAAAGTCAATTGTTTTTGAATTTTATGTTTGAATAATTAAAATACGTTTTTATTTATCCTGATAAATAAGTACACATGCACTATTGTGGTATGTCGGAGATATAATGGCAACAAATGAAGATTTTTTAAATTCCATGGGTCAAGCAGTATCCTTACCTGATAGCAGGAAAGATTTGGGTAAATTTGACTGGAGAGCAAGGATTCGTCCCAAGAGAGGAGGCGAAGACATTGCCTATGGCATGGTTGATGCACAAGGTAATCCAAAATCTAGTATATTGTCGCCTTTAAAAGAACGTGGTGGTATTGTGTATCCGTACACACCAAACATATTTTTACAAGCAACCGTGAATTATGATGAACATTCACAACATGGTTCTAATTATCCGTTTTACACATACATCGATAGTAAGCCTGCAACATTACCAGTGCAAGGACAATTCACAGCAAACACACTAGAAGAAGCACAATATATGTTATCAATATTTCATTTCTTGAGAAGTGTTACTAAAGGATTCTATGGAGACTCTGCAGTCGAACAAGGATTTTACGGAACACCTCCTCCAGTTTTAATGTTTGAATATTTAGGGCATTATGGATTTAATAAAGTACCAGTAATCATAAGAAGTTTTAACTTCCAATTACCTGATGGTGTTGATTATGTACCTGTTAAATTTAATCATCCTACCGCAGGAGAAACTGTAACATACATGCCTACAGAAACAGACATAATGATAGAAATGGTACCGCAATATACATATAAGAAACTAAGAAAAAGGTTTGACCTATTAGCATTCACAAGAGGCGATGACTTTAATAAAGGATTCATTTAATGGCAAGTTTTCATAACACAGACAGTTTTTTAAGAAGAGCACCAGTAAGAGATTTTTACTTGGACATAAATGATTTGCCTAAAATACCAAAAAGCATTAACGATTCACTCTATACTATAGACTCGAGGTTCGACCAAAGACCTGATTTATTGGCACAACACTTGTTTGGAACAGTACAACTTTGGTGGGTTTTTGCTTTGAGAAATCCAGATTTGTTAATAGATCCTTTGGACGATTTTAGAGCAGGATTAGAAATTTATATACCTTCTAAAAATAGTATAGATAGAGTGATAGGTTAATGGTAGACACAAAAAAAGTAATATACGAAGACAAGTATTTAGATGCAGTGGTAGGCAATGTCCTAGACCAATACGTCAACACGAGTTACAATTTAAAATTGTTTATGATACCAGCAAAGACTGGAGATGGTGGCGGGTGGCTTGAAGGTGCGTATGCGGCCCTGCCAAAAGACACAATCGTAATTGCACAAACAGGTGTAACTGGCGTTCAAATAGACAATTTAAATCTACAAATAGTAAAAGATTCAAAAAACGGAAACAGCATGGCAGTAAGAGCGTCCTTCCAGTTGTTTCAACCTGGTGCCGCTGATTTATTAGACCAAATACAAGCCGCCAAACATGCATTAGGTCATTACATGTTTTCAGATGTCCCACTGTTCTTAGCAATAGAATTTATGGGATATGAAGCAGACACAGATGAAACAGACGAAGGAGAAGATGATTACGGTGCTGTTACAAAACCTATAGCAGGACCTTACATTTTTAGATTACAAATAGCAAAAGTCGGAGTTCAAATTGATAACAAAGGAAGTCTGTATGATTTCGAATGTCCAGTAGGAGCCGATAGTGCATTCACAGACGAATATTTTAAATTACCAAAAGACCTAAAAGTTCAAGGAAACAAAATTGAAGAACTTGCACAAGATTTACAAGACCAATTAAACAAGTATAGAGAAGATAATCTAGACGGCGAAGAATATCACGACAAGATATTATTTGATTTGAGCCAAGTTAAGGCTGTGTTAAAAGACACAGAAGTTACTAGAGCAGGTGCTAATAGGGCCGACGAGGTCAATAGATTAATAAACGCTCAAGAACGTGGAATAAAGACCAGGAAAGAATACGAACAAGCATTAGAAGATAATCCAGACAGTTTCGAGGGCGGCGTTGATGCAGGTACAAACTGGAAGTTTGACCAAAATATCAACATGAAAGAAGGCACAGACCTTAATCAATTTTTTACAACATTACTAGTAATGTGTCCAGATTTTTTAGATGAAGTTTCAAGAAAAAACGTTTTTGACGATGATGCAGAAAACGGTGGAATAGATTTAGAAAAAGCATTTAACATGTGGTATAAAATAGAAGCAGAAATAAATTACGACGGTGCAAAATTTGATAGACGTAGAGGAAAATATTCTAAAACTATTGTTTACAAACCTATTATTTACAAAACAGCAGATCCTAAAATGCATGTGTCTGCAGATGAAGAAGAATTAACCAAAGACCAAGTCACAAAACGTATTAAGGAAATGAATATTAAAAAAGCATATCATTATCTGTACACAGGGTTAAATGACCAAGTTTTAGGTGCAGATATCAGTTATAATGCTGGTCAATTATTATTACGAGCACCTGGCGGCGGATATATGGGATCGTTGGATACTAATGCTAACAAGGTTAAAACAAACGAAGGCGAAGACCTCAATGCTTTGCAAAGGCTTGCAAAGGTGAAAGCAAAAAATAAAGCCACAGCGGCACTTACAAATAGATTAAAAGATGATCCTTCTTTTGCAAATAGAGTACAAGGTGAATTAGGACTTACTAATGACCAAATGTCAGACGTAATGGCTGACAAAGCAAAACGTGAAGCATTAGCACAAGCATTAATTTTTACAAATAACCAAGGACAAGATCCTTTAGGCTATTATAACTCAGCCGCGTCTGGTACTGACGCTTCAACACCTACAGCACCACCTATAAATCCTAGTGTTGCACCATATAAACCAGAAGCAAGTGGTTTCAGTTACAGTGCAGATTTATTAGAAGATTATGGTGGCAGTGAAACTGTGATAGGAGAACTGAATGCATTCAGAAATCAAAGAAACGCAAGACGTACTCTTAGAGCGGCGGCGTTAGGTGACAACGAAGATGAGTTAGATACAAGTCCACGACCAAAAGCAGAATATGGAAAATCTGTAGTTACAACAGGCAGTGAAACAAGCGATGGCGGTTCATCAGCAACACTGTTTGGTTACATGTATAATAATGTAAACGACAAAAGTATTTTAATTGACTTAGGATTAAAAGTGAGAGGCGATCCTTGGTATTTAGGCAAGCCAATGTCATACGCGGATGCTATAGCAAAAAGAAATAATACGTTGCCTAATGAGGACGATGTACTTAGTGGCCCAGCCGCTACGGATGAAGAAGAGTCCACTAATGAATATGCAGTATACAGTTCATCAGATAATTACTTTTTATTCACAATGCAAACACCTAGAGTTCGCGACCCTGATGTAGATGATGAAGATGCTAATTCAGGATACATGGAACGAGCAGGTACTTCGTTCTTTATAAGTGGTGTGTACCAAGTGATAGCCGTAACTGCTAGTTTTAGCGGCGGATTGTTCGAAATAGAATTTGACAGAGCACCCAAAGTTACAGCACTAAGTTTAGCAAAATTTGATTTGACGAAGAGTTAAGATGCCATATAGACCTAATACATATAAAAACAGTTCTAAAAATCCTACAGACCAATTACGTTCTGAAGCAAATTTAGACCACGGTATCTATGTGGGGGAAGTTATTGTAAGACCTAAAGACGACAGCAGAAGCGGTCGTATACCAGTTTATATTCCTATGTTAGCAAAAGATAGGGAAGATCCGAAAGGTTATTTTAATTGTTATTGGAGTAGTCCTTTTGCAGGAACATCGCCTAGTGCAAAAGTAGGTGAAAATACATATAGATATCAAGACTCAATGAAAACATATGGTATGTGGATGGTTCCACCTGATCCAGGAAACTTTGTGTTAGTGATATTTGGCGATGGTAAAAAGAAGTTTCCTATTATTATAGGATGTTTATTTCCAGACCAAATGCAGTTTATGGTTCCAGGTAACCCTGCAGGTGTTATTAAAAACACAAATATTCTAGCACCTACGGCTGAAAAAAATAGAAACAGCGATGATCCTGGGCATGGCATGTATGTCGAAAGACCACCCAATCCTTATATTATACAACCAATCCTTAGGCAAGGATTAATAAAAGATCCAGTAAGAGGTCCTAGTGATTCGAGTGCAAGAAGAGAATCGCCTAGCCAAGTTTATGGTATTCTTACTCCTGGTCCTGAAATGGAAAATTGGGATACCGGTAAGAAAGATGGCACACACAGAATAGGCGGTCATAGTTTTGTAATGGATGACAAATTAACCCAGCGTCATATAAGATTAAGAACTGCAGGCGGCAATCAAATCTTAATGGACGACACAAACGAGTTAATTTATATTATTAATAAACCTGGCACTGCATGGGTAGAACTTGCTAAAGATGGATCAGTGCATGTATTCAGTGATGAAAATTTTAATGTCAGAGCCACAGGCAATATTAATATGAGAGCAGACAACACCCTGAATTTAGAAGCAGGTGTTAAAATTAACATTAAAGCAGGCTTAACAGAAGAAGGTCCAAAAACAGTTGAACTTAATAAAGTTCAAGGTGATATACATATAGAAGCAGGAAATACCATAAACAGTTTAACAAATTTTGAATATAATGTTATGACACAAAAAGAAGGAAGTATTATTAGTCATGCCTCTAAAGGACAAATTGTAAATGATGCAACTTCTACCATAAGTAATAGAGGTCAAAACTTGGTAAACTATGCAGAAAATCAATTCACAGTAGGTTCTGGTAGTTCATCACATGTAACATCAAGTGGGCCCACTTATATAAAAGGTGCAACAGTACACCTCAATGACGGCGGAGGTCCATTACCAACAGAAGCAGGCAAACAAATACAGCCACTTTCTGTTACAGAGTTTGAGGATCAACCACTATCAGTACCTGAAATGATTTACGACCATCAGAATCCTGTGAGTGCTAGAGATATTGTACAAAATGATGTCGATAGAGGCACAATATTCCCTACTAACGGCGATAGAGTATTGGTAGGTCCCGGTGATTATGGTGATCCGAGAAAGCCCGCCGGGCTTGGCATTAATGTAGCATCATCGTTGAATATAATAACAACAAGAGAACCATGGTGGGGACATGTCACTCAAGAACAATCTGTCAAAGGTGCGGCGGCTCCAAAAAACCAAACTGTGGCAGATGCCGCTAGAAGAGGCGACCCGGGCGGCATAAGTGAAAACGGTATTAGCAATATAGTTAGCCCGTTGATGACTACAGGAATTCCAGATGGAGTCCAAAATACAAATCCTGAAAATGGAACAATTAGTGCAGGAACCGGATTCCTATTACCAGATGGGACTACAGTTACAGGCAGTATTGGAGATACGGCCCCGGGTGATAAAATAAAACAGGCATTTAACAGTGGCCAAGGCGGAAAACTTGTACCACAAATGGCAGACATTCCGCCAGCCGTAGCAAATAATGAAATCCCAATGGACATGGGTACTGCATTAAACGACTTTAATACTAATGCTTTAACAGATACAGTAGAAATGGCAAAACAACAAACTCCGTTTGATAATTTACCTAAACCTGCTTATGATCCTTTAAGAGATGTAATGTTAACAGAGACCGACATTGTGGGATATGACCATGTAATAAGTCCAGAAGAAAAAGCCGCTGGTGTGATGATTTGTGGAGCAAGTGGTGACTGGGGAGATAAAATGATAGACCCTACGTCAACATCATTTAAACTTGAAAGCACTGCTGGTAAATTTACACCAGCAGAACTCAGCAATATAGTTAGAAACTCAGGACCAAATCAAGACTTATCTAGGTATGGATTAACACCTAAGGAAACTGGTTATGAATTTGCGGCAAATAATAATTCTGGCGGAACAGACACTATATTATTTAATGCAGTTAATTCAGGTATATCAGAACCTAATGCAACAGCACTGCTCAAAACAGAAATGCGTCAAGCGGCAAATTTTGTTGCAACAAATTATGCAAATAATAGAATGTCTAAAAACCAATTTCAGATTACAACTCTTATTGCACAAAGTTTAGGACCGTCATTATTCAGCAAAAGTAAATTTGGACAAGCATTAGGTACAAGAAAAACTTCTATATACCCAAGTGCTATAGGATCAATAGGACAAATAGCCGGTAAGCAAACACTTACAGGGTTAGAAAAATTCAGCGATCTTGCATCAGGAGGTACGACTGCAGATTATTACAGACTTCGAAATTCTGACAAATACAATATGTATTCAGTAATGTATATGTACCCTGATTATGTAGCAGGCACAAGAACAAATCTTTGGAATGATTTTTACCCTTCAAGCAATGGGTCATCGGTAAGTGTTGAATTTATGTATAAAAATGTATCTAACAATTATGCACAAATATTACTTGACGGTGGATTAATAACCGGATCTTAAGATTTTTTTAGTTGATTATTTTCTGTAATTAACTCGTGTATTCGAATCCAAGCCTTACGTTTTTGTTCTTCTTCGGCTTTGATATTTCGTTTGAGTAGTTCTACTTCATTTGATAGGCTTTGAATTTCCTTTGATAATTCGATTACTTTTCTTCTCATCTGTTCTTCAGCGGTGTTGTTTAGTGTAGTTACGTCGTTACCATCAAGTATGTTCATCGAATAAGTTCTCCTTAATAATATTTATTATGTCGTAATTTAAAAGCACCTCAGTATGGCTCAAATGAACCTCAATATGTTCAACATCAGAAAATCCGTTAGGAATCTTCTTTTGTGTTGCCACAGTGAGCAAACCATCATTGGCTTGACCCATGCCGGCTAGTTCATTTCCATATCCGGCTCCTGGTCCTTTGGTAATTATATTTTTGATAGGTAAATCTAATTTAGACTCTGCAATTTCTTGTATTAAAAAACTACCAGGTTTTACGTTTAAAAATAATTTACTTTGTCTAAACACCATACTAAGCCATTTAGCAGATTGACTGCCTCCCCAAGGAGAACTTAGTGCAATAAATTTTTCTATAGGCTGTTTAAGATTTGCTAACAATACTGTTAACAAACAACCATAACTATGAGCCACAACACTAAAAGGCTCGCCTTGAAATTTTGCTTGTATTTCAAAAGCAAACCTTTTTGCTATGGTGTTTGGGTCATCCTGCGTTTGATACTCTAAATAGAGTCCATTATGGTCTGGTAAAAATACATTAATGTAATTAAAACTGTGGGCAGTTTGCCCTGAACCATGAATAAAAACTATATTAGGCAATTTTTGCATCGAGGATCATCTTCTCCATTTGGTCAAACTCAGCAGGCACATTATCTTTTTGACCTACCATGTTAACCATTTCGAAGATGACATACTTCTTAGTATGATAGTCATAAATTCCCAAAGAATGAATTCTTTTGTTATTATAGTGAATCATTTTATGAAATCTAGGACCAAAGCCAGTTGTATGTTCAAACTTGCCCTCTTTGATAAGTTTATTAGCCTTATCTGCTAGATCAACTACTGTATTAAAACGATCTAATACTTTTTTCATGTAAATTCCTGATATTAGGGTTAAACAATACATTAACTTTGTTAATGTTCCTATATTATGTAGTCACAACAAACAAAAGTCAACCGTTTTTTTGGCTTCATTAAAACTAGTTTTAAAGGAAGTTGATAAATATTGATATGGCAAACATATACAAAGGCTTTAGCACTACAGACAGAATAAGACCTCCTTATACTGTCACAAATGCAGAGGCAGTAAAAAGAGACTTACTCAATGAACTTAAAACTCGCAAAGGCGAGAGAGTTATGAGACCTAACTTTGGCACAACTATAGATAACTTGTTGATGAATCCATTAGACGATTATGTAGAACAAGAAATCAGAGAAGAAGTACTAAGAGTTGTAAGCAAAGACCCTAGAGTAGAAGTTCAAAGTTTGTTTAGTCAAATTTTGGACCACACAATCAGATTAGAACTATCTCTTATATTGAAGCCTTTCTTAGATGAACAAACATTATATGTTGAATACAGCCAAGAAAATTTAGAGGTATAACATGGCAGTTAACAGTAGACAAAACAATTTATTCGCCGCGGAAGATTGGGAAGTTGCATACCAGGCTTATAGCCAAGTAGACTTTCAAGCATACGATTTTGACACAATCAGAAGTGCAATGGTGGAATACATCAGAACAAACTTCCCTGAAAACTTTAACGATTACATAGAAAGTTCGGAATTTATTGCTATTATAGAACTATTGGCATACCTTGCACAAAGTATTGCATTCAGAATGGATGTGAATACCAGAGAAAACTTTTTAGAAACAGCGGAAAGAAGAGACAGTGTTTATAAATTAGCAAGACAACTTGGTTATAATCCAAAAAGAAATATTGCCGCCAGTGGCTTAATGAAAGTTATGTCTATTTCTACATCAGAGCCTTTAACAGATAGCATAGGTAATCAAATAGGTAATAGAACAATCAGTTGGAACGATGCCAACAATGCAGACAGTTACGAGCAATTCATTACTGTAATGAATAGTGCATTTTCAAACATTAATAGATTTAGTAAACCTGTTAAGACAGGTTCTGTTGGCGACATCATCACAGACTTATATGAAATTAATACACCGTTAGTTGCACCATTAGTTTTTAAATTTAAATCAGACATCAATGGCACAAGTAGAAATTTTGAATTTGTAAACACAAATTTTGAAGACAACGGATTTTTTTACGAAAGACATCCTGACCCAACAAACGATTTTGGAATAGTTTACAGAAACGATGGTTTAGGATTATCAAGCAGTAATAACGGATTTTTCTTAATGTTCAAAGAAGGAACGTTGCAATCCCAAACATTTAATTTTGAAACACCAGTAGAAAATAGAAGAGTAGCAATAACAACAGAAAACATCAACGAAGACGATGTATATTTTCAGCAAACAGATGGCAATGGTGTTGTGTTAACAAAGTGGGAAAAAATTCCTAACACAGTAGGTCAAACATTACAATTTAATACCAAAGCAAAAAACACACCTCTATTGTATGCAGTTCAAAATTTAGGAACTGGTGGTGTCGAACTACAATTTGCGGATGGCAACTTTGCAAATGTTCCTGTAGGAAATTTCCAAACTTTTTATAGAACAAGTGCAAATGAGCGATATAGAATTCAACCCGATGATGTTGGCAATGTAGTTGTAGTAATTCCTTATGTAAATGCTGACGATGTACAGTTCGAATTAACTTTGACGTTAAGATTACAAAAAGCAATCAATAATGCATTACCGGCTGAAACATTAGAAGGCATAAAAGAAAGAGCACCACAGGCTTTTTATGCTCAAGACAGAATGGTGTCAGCACAAGATTATCAAGTTTTACCTTTAGCAAAAAGTACAAATATTGCTAAATTAAAAGTTACAAATAAAACCCATGCAGGACATAGTAGATTCATAGACATCACTGACCCAACAAGCACATTCCAAACAACAAGTGTACTTGCAGAAGATGGCGCATTATACAAAGAGCAAACGTCTAGCACAAAAGGGTTTGTAATTGACCAAAACAATACTGCTGAAGAACAATTAGACAAATCACTTCCATTGTATTTAAAAGACATGGAATTGAATGATTTTGTTTACAGCACTTATAGACAAAAATGGATTGAAAGACAACCAAACAAATTTAAATTAGACCAATATGGAATGGTATGGCACACATTGCCTATTACCACAACAAATGACACTGGCTATATGACCGAAACATTTACTCAAAGCGGAACAGTAGTAGACGTAAATATTTCAAATCCTAACTTATCTTTAATACAGCCAGGACATTTAATAAAATTTGTCAACCCAGGCGATATATCACAATACAAATGGGTAAAAATTGTTTCTATTAGAGACAACGGAAGACGTGTTAGTTTAAGTACATCAGTAGACGGCCCATTTACATTAAGCGAAAAAGTTAACGATGGCTGGAAGGCTGTTGAAATTATCACTACATTAAGAAAACGTTTTTATGAAATTGAAGGCATATCTATCACAGATGCAATCAAACAAAAAACAACATTCGGGTTAGGTTATAACCCAACACTTAATACTTTTTATGTTATTACTAATAATGATTTGAATACCACAGACGATTTTGATATTGCAGATGCTCAAAATAAATCAGGTAATGGTAGAGATAGAAGTTGGCTAATGAAGTTTAATTATATACCTGTTGACACACAGTCATACAGATATGAAGTTGAAATCAGAGGTGAAAGATATATTTTTGAAAGTTTCGAAGATGTAAGATTTTACAACATTAATGCAAACAGAATTGTTGACAGTTTTACAGGTAGAGCAAAATATGACACTATATCTTTATCAACATTAAATACTAAATCGTCGACACAAGAATCATTCGAATGGAGAGATACAGCAAGTCCAGTGGGTGTAGGAGATAAATGGTATTCAACTACAGACGGTGCATTGTTTGATAACATTCCATTCATATCCAGAGATGTGAGATATGACCAAGTAGAAATAAAACTACTATCAAACTTTGGCTTATATAAAAACGGCGATTCTTCTGCTAACTCTTTTGTTGATAATAAAGAAATTGCTTTTGCAACATATTTTAATGATAGCGGAACATCGGGAGCATCAAATGTTGTTATAGAACCAAATACAGGCTCTATTTCCAGATTGCCTACAAGAATAGATATAGAATTTAGTAATGTTACTTTTGGTCATAATATTTTAGATAACAACGGAAATGTTGCTTACAAGCACGACGGAAGTGTAATATTAGCAGGCGATGTAAATAATACTGGTGGAGGCCACATTTATGTAAGTAACGTAGATGTGTCTGCTCAAACAGGTACACTAACAATATCAGGATTTGATAGTACTAGACATTATGCTATAGACAATACAGGTTTAGCAAGTCAAGATACTATAATAGTAAATTATACTCAAAACAAACAAAAATTAGAAAAAGAGTTAAAGTGGAGTGCTGTTAAAAACTTTGTATACAAAGATGGGCACACTGATGCTAGACGTGTACAAGTTACTCCTTTTAATTCTACAACAGATGATAGCCCGGATAATCCAATTCAATTTGACGAATTTGTAGGGCCGAACGATGTTGTAATTTTTGAAGACTTTAACAGTTTTGATGGATACGAATATACCAAACCAGTAAAATCAGGAATCTTAGATTTAAGAAGAGAACCTGGTGTAAACTTTAATACTGGTTACACATTAATAGCGGGTGACTCAACAGGAGATGCAAATGCTGGAACAGGCACAATTTATAATGTAGCAGATTACGAATATTTCTTAGTTGCAAAAGAATCTATTATAGACACAATGGATAATAATAGTGGTAAATTGCATTACAAGAAAGTTTATGCGGCAGATACTGGAAAAGTTTATTTGTTAACTTACAGTAGTACAAATTTAAATGTTGTAAAACATTATGAAAGTTCACAACATTCTGCAAAACACGGTAAGAGTTTTACTCAAAATACACAATCTGCTGTTCAAGAGCCTGTGATATTTAAGTGGGAGCATATTGCTAATAATAGTATGAGAATAGATCCTAGTATCAGTAACGTACAAGAATTATTTGTATTAACAGAAACATATTATAATAAGGTAGTATCATATTTGAATGTTCCCGGTACAGAATGGCCAACAGAGCCATCCACTTTAGAATTAGAAACAGAATTTCAAAAATTAAATGAATTTAAATCTGCAAGTGACCAGTTACTTTTTAAAAGCGGCAGATTTAAAATGTTATTTGGCGATGACGCACAACCAGAATTACAAGCAAGATTTAAAGTAGTAAGACTTGCAGGAACAAGTTTAAGTGACAATGAAATTAAAACAAACATTGTAAAAGCCATAAATCAATATTTTGATATAAACAATTGGGATTTCGGTGATACATTTTATTTTACAGAATTAAGTAGTTACATACATCAACAATTAGGTAACTCTGTTGGTAGTATTGTGATTGTTCCTAAAACTGCTACAGGTGTATTTGGAGATTTATTCCAAGTACGTTGCGACAGTGATGAATTATTTTTAAGCACTGCTACAGTAAACGATGTTGACATAGTTGATAAAATTACAAAAGACAACATTAAGCCACAACAAAATACAACCAATTTTACATCTTATTCAGGTGCAGAACAAGAAATTGGGCCTTTTGCTATTAATGGATACTATCCATTATATCCAACAGCAGAAGCGGCTAACTTTGCTGGCAATGGCACAAGTCATACACATGAGTTTTTTGGTAAAACATTTTACATGCCAAACGGTGTAACAATTTATCACGGTAACTATGTAACAGAAGTTGGAAAGACTTCAGTAAATACTGCAGAAAGCACCACTGATGTGTTAAATAACACAACAGGAACAGCAGGTAGTTCAACCGGTGGTTCAAGCGGTTCTAGTTCAGGAAGTGGGTACTAATAAATGGCTGACAAAAAGTATACAAAATTACCAGCAGTTCATCAGACACCTGTAATCAAAAACTTTTTTGATACTACAGTAGAACAACTTTTCTCGAAAGCAAATGTTGAAACTATATCTGCATATATTGGTAGAAAAGAAGAAAGCATATTTGAGCCTACTGATACATACGTTTTACAACCTACAGTTGATAGAGAACGTTTTAGTTTAGAACCAGTTGTAAACACAATTGATACTGATACTGGTACAGCAACAAATAGAATGTTTTTTGAGGATTACCTCAACATACTCAAAAGTTACGGCGTAAACACTTTAAATCAAAACTCAATATTTGACACTGATTTTTATACATGGTTGCCTCCAATAAACATTGATAAATTTGTAAATTATCAAGAATACTTTTGGAGCCCAAACGGACCAACAGCAAAAAATATTACAGGTACAGCAAGTAATCCTATTAATATAGAAAAAGATATTCTAGGAAAGAAATCATTTACAGCACCAGATGGTACAGTTTTTAAAAATGGAATGATTGTTTCTTTTTCTGGAAACTATGTAATCCCAACATCATATAAAAACGAAAAACGATTTATTGTTGAAGGCGTTGGCGATTCTATTATTTTATTTGATAAAGAACAAAACTACTCAACAGTTTTTGCTACAGAAGATTATATACCATATGATGGAACAATTATAGATGAGGAATCAGATACTTTATTTTCAACATCAGATTATTTAAGTGGCGGTTTATCTGGTATTATTAATACTGTGGATAATACTCTAAGTTACTACTACGAAGATAGTAACGGACAAAAAGTTTATACTACATCTACTTTGCAAACAACACCAAGTGGTGAACCAATGTGGACAGACTATGTTGGCACAATAGGATCACCACTAATATACACTGTAGGAGGAGACGGTGCTTTTGATACTCTTCCTTTTGACAGTGATAACACTCAAGAAATTCCAGATTATATAATGATGCAAAGAGGCTCCAAAGACAACAATGTCTGGAGTAGAATTAACTTTTGGCATCATATGGATAATTTTATTGATGCTGGTGACCAACTTCCGCCTAAGTCAGTAAGAGCACAAAGACCTATTATTGAATTTGATAGAGATTTAGAACTTTACAATTTTGGAACACTAGGAAAAGACTCAGTTGAAATAAGTGGCGAAGGTATTTTAAAAAGTGATGTAGTTGGTAGACCTAACGGTGCAACAATAGATGATGTTACACTTGAAGTAGGTAACAGAATAATTTTTCCAAACGAAGACGTTGACATTGCAAAATACATTTATGAGATAGGCACAGATGGTAGCGACAATGCTACAGTAAATCAAGTGCCGAATTATACTGCATCTGTAGGCGATGTAATTACTGTTAAGTTTGGTAGTAATTTCCAAGGTGTAGAATATTACTGGACAGGTTCTGAATGGAAACAAGGACAAAAGAAAAGTAAAGTTAATACTCCTATACTATTCCAAGGGTATGATTACAAAGGCAACACGTTAGACGACGACTCTGTTTATACTAGAAGTAATTTTAAAGGAACAAAACTTTTTGCATATACAGAATCTACATTACCTAATAGTGTAGACGATCCTGTTTTAGGATTCCCATTAAAATATGTAAACTTTAATAATTTTAGTGAAATCGAATTTACTAACCATTTAGATACAGATTTAGTATCTTATATTCCATTTGGTGGAACAGATAAAAGTTATGTAAACGGATACATTTATTACAAAAAAACATTACCCAACAACAACATTGAATATAACACAATGTGGAGAAGTTTGGATCAGAAGTTTAGACAACATGTTGCTGATAGATATATTGTTAAAGATAGTGATGTAAATGCGGAAAGAATTATTTGGGAATTGTCTGCAAAGCCTGTAGACTTTGATAGCGATGTTGTTGGTGCTACAGAAAAAAATATAAGAGTTTATATTAACGGAAAAAGACAAAAAGAATTTTCATATAATAGCATTAATAATGCAGTACAGTTTGCTTCTTGGAATCTTAAAAAAGGAGATATACTAGATTTTGAAACTAATACAGACAGTGGTTATATTTTAAGTGATAACACTGACGGTAGATATAACTTACCTTTAAGTTGGCACAGTAACTTAAATAATCAAGATGTACTAACAGTATCACAGCCTCAATATTTAGAACATTTAAGAGATTTTATACAAAATCAAGAAGACATTTCCGGAGATCCTCTGGGAGGCAATAACTTTGATAGCATACCAAAGGAACATATTTACGCAAACAAAATTGTACAAACAGACGAAGATTTACAAATGTCTGCATTCTTGTTTAGCAATGATAAGTTTAATTTGAAAGACAGTTTAGATTATTGCTCCGAAGAATATATCAAATATAAAAACAGATTAAGAAAAGAAATTTCTAGATATTTAGATGCACAAGACATCTCAAATAAATCTTATGGCGAAATGCTGGAAACAGTATTAGAAAATGTAATAGCATTTAATCAAGGAAAAAATGTTTTTGATAATACTCACATGCTATCTTTCGGCGACAAGTTTGTTGAAGAAAAAATAGTTATCAATAATGTTTTAAAGAAACAATATATTTTAGATGCTTATTTAAATTTAGAAGATGTTGAAAATAAAATTTTAATTTACGACCAAAATGAAAACGATATAAACCAGTTGCTTTGTGTTGACTATGATTATACTATAAACAGTAAAGACGGTGTTATTACAATTGACTTTACAGATAGTTATACATTGACTTTAGGCAATACTATCACAATAAGATTGTATGATGTAGATAGAGAGAGTGCTCAAGTTCCTCCAACACCAAGTGCAATGGGTATGTACCCTGTATACTATCCTGAAATTTTTGTTGATAATAGTTTTGTAGAACCTGTTAAAATGATTAGAGGTCATGACGGCAGTAAAACTATTGCAGTAAATGATACCCAGGATTTTATTTTATTAGAATTTGAAAAAAGAATTTTTAATGGTATATTACAAGTTTATAGAGATAAGGACAGTGTACCAGACCTAAGTATTTTCGATATAAGACCAGGTAGATTTAGAGATACTGGCAGAACAAGGCAAAACTTCTACTCATTGATGAGAAGTCGTTTTAATTTTTATGTCGCTAGAAATGAAGTTGATTTTGTTAAAAATGAATATTATGACGAAAACAATTATTGGACATGGAACTATAACTCAGGACAACCAAAGCCTGCACATTGGAGAGGTATTTACGAAGCATGTTATGATACAGAAAGACCTCATACTCATCCGTGGGAAATGCTTGGGTTTATTAAAAAGCCTAGTTGGTGGGAAGATGAATACGGTTCTGTGTACAGTAAAACAAATACAGCATTGTGGAACGATTTAGAAGAAGGTATAATCAGACAAGGCAACAGAGAAAATGTTACCAACAATAGATATAAGAAAAATAACCCTTACAGAAGAATAGGCTTAAAGTTTGAGTTGCCTGTAGATGATAACGGTGATTTATTACCTCCTGCAAATATTATTTCGACTACATCAACAACTAAGACAATCAGTTGGAATAATACTGAAACAGGATCTGCAAGTGCAAATGCAAACTCCTTTATAAAAACAATAGATGGATTAAGTGTTTCTGAATTATCCAATAAATTATTAATAACAACAAATAATATTATTAATCATACAACAGGAACATATCCAACTGAAAATAATACTAACTTTATAGAAGATAAAGAATTAACTTACGAAATACATTTAAGAACTGGTGATAATCCAACATCCGGTTATGCAAATGCAACCAGTACATCAAATACAATAATTGGTGTTGCAGTTAACGGTGCATTAATTACAAATGCAAATACAGGCATAACACATTCAGACAGTTCAAGTTTTACATATAATTCTTTATACAGAAATGATGTTAGCAGAGATGTTGCAGGTGGAACACCAGACAACAATAACATATACGGATATGTACAACCTAGTCCACAAACAGTTGGATTAACAGAGTGGAGCACCACAGAGCATTCACCTATTGTAGGTTGGTCATTAGACGGATACCCAATTTATGGTCCTTATGGTTATGAGGACAGAGCAAATGTTTCTAGCAGTATAGTAAGACTAGAATCAGGCTACAGTTTAAAAACTACAAGCAGAGACGATATTGCAACAGGTGTAGGAGGTTTACCAACAGGTGAATTTATAGAAGATTATGAATGGTCTTCTAATTCGCACGGACTAGATCAATATAATGGTCGATATGGACCAACACCTGAATTTCCAGGCGGCACATACTATTATGTTGCTACAATAGACGAAAACAGCAAACCTGCTTATCCGTATACAGTTGGTACAAGTTTTGCAGATACTCCTGTATTAGTTACAGAAAATAATGCAGGAAATGTTACACATTCAACTGGAACTGCAACATATCAATTAACAAGTTTATTATCTACAACATATTCTTCTGATACATCACTAACAGGAAGAGATTGGAAATTTAGTGATGGCGCTCCAGTAGAAAATGCATGGAAGATGTCTGAAGGATACCCATTTGCAGTTGTAGAAGCACTTTTACTTGCCAAGCCAGGTAAGTTTGCCAGTGTGTTTGTTGATCCTCGTAAAATAATTCGAGCATCAACAGACACCAATCAATTGTTAGATAAAATAACGTTGAGAAGAGCAAAAACTAAAAAAGCATTAATACACGGTGATATTACTTCTAATAATAAAACAATTTTAACAACAGGGTATACACAATTTATTGACGCATTTTTGAAATTCCAGGGATTAGATACAAAAAAAGACTTTGCCCCTCACTTTAAAACTGTTAACAGTAAACTAGGACATAAGTTTGCTGGATTTATAGACAAAGACACAATGACTGTGTTTAGTGATAGTTATAGCACAACAGGTAATAGCTCTAGTTTGATTTTACCTCAAGAAGATATTGATGTAAGTGTACATGTAGGACCTTACAGTACAACAAATGATTACACAGGTGTAATGATTGAACTTACAGAAGATACCAAATACAAAGTATCAGGATATAATAGTGTTAAAAGACATTTTGATATCGAACTGAGCGATGTTAATGGTCCTAAAACAGAAGTAAGTGTAGGCGGTGAGCCTGCAGATTTTAGTCAGTATGATGTAAGTATAAATTATCAAGCAGGGCTGATTGTAAAATCTGGATACAATTATTATAGAAGTAAGAAATTTGCAGGTGCTGGTTCAAGTGTAACAGACACAACAGTTTGGGAAAGACTTGCATCATTGCCAACAGTAGGTGGTGCAGAAGCAACATATTATGTAAATGGTACTGGTGTAGAAGCAACTGTTGAGTATGGCACAGAATATGAAACAGTAGCAGAAGTATTCGATTTCTTAATTAGTTTAGGTCGTAAGCAAAAATCCATGGGCTACAATTTTGGAGAATTTAATGCTGATATTAATGATTTAAATGATTGGTTGTATAGCGGAAAACAATTCCTATTTTGGAGTATTGGTAAATGGGCCGCAGGTAATACACTTAATCTAAGTCCAGCGGCATCAGGAATTAAATTTGTTGCTCCTATAGGAAGAGTGAGTGCAATTATTGATGTAGACCAAGGTCAATACAGTTTATTAGATGAAGAAGGCAAGGCTATTAGAGCAACAGAATGTGAAATAATCAGAGATGCAAACACATTAGAAATAAGTCCACCAGAAGGAAAACAACTGTATGGTTTAATTTTATATACTAACGAAATTGAACATGCTATGGTTATATCTAATAAAACAATTTTTGGTGATACAATTTATGACGATGTGTTTAACCAAAGACAATCAAGATTAAAATTAAAAGGCAAAAGAACAAAAGCATGGAACGGTACGCTCACAGCAGAAGGTTTCATTATTACAGATGATGGCTTAAAGCCAAACTTTGATACACTTGCAAGTGACATGGGCAAATACAATGAAATCGGTCATGTACCTGTAGAAAAACATGTGTACGAAGCAAGTAGAAGACAATATGGATATCAAGAAAGAAAATATCTAAGAGAGTTTGAATTAACACAAGATGACCAATATGATTTTTATGTTGGCATGATTAGAAGTAAAGGTACTAAAAACAGTTTAGAAGTATTGTTGAATAGTGATAAAGTGTTGGTACCTGGTAGTGTAAATGTTTACGATGAATGGGCATTAAAATACGGCGATTTTGGTGATGTAGAAAATTATCAAACAGTCGATATGAAAATTAATAAAAATGAAATCACAGACGAAAGACAACTTATACAGATTGCATATCCTGAGGACATTGTTAGTAGAGTAGGCGAAGTAGAAGTTTTAGATAGAACAACAAAATTCTTCCAAAAACCATTCTTAGAAATTGAACCACCACCTGCAGAAATTCCAGGCTCATTCACATACGGTGGAGGAACTACAGCACAGGCTACTGTGAACATAGGCAGTGACGGAAGAATTAGTGATGTTGTTGTTACAGAACCTGGTTACGGATATACCGTAAATCCATCTGTTACTGTTATTGCGGCACAATTATTGACTGCAAATATTACTACATACTTTGCAAAACCATTTGCAGTATCAACATCATATGTTGATAATAATGGCGACTTAGCAAACATAGGGTTTAATATTGCTAACATAGAAATTACAGACCACTTTAATCATAAATTAGCAAATGCTTTAACAATAGGTGAAACTTATATAATTGAAGGTTATGCAACAGGTTCAGATGACTTCACATCTTATGGTGCCGCTAATAATACAATAGGTACAACTTTTACAGCAAATGCAACCTTGTCAGGTAATGCCAATGCAAATAGTTTTGCTGTACCTGTAGAAACTATAGATTTAAGTTCTGCAAATACTGTTGATGATGTTGCAAATGCTATTAATTTGAATGCAAATATAAATGCAAATATTTCTGCAACATCTATTAGAGTAGGCTCAGAAGCAAACGGTAGCATTGTAGAGAATTATACACTCACCATTAAAGGCGATGACTTTACACTTGCTGATGTTGGTAATACTTTAGCAGATGTTTTACACATAGAACCAAAACGTTATCAACCTAGACAACGTTACAGTTTCCAAACTGCTAATAGTACACAATATAACGATGTAGTAATTACAGTAGACAATGAACCAACTACTGGAGGAAATGTAGGAGCAAGTGGAGTTGATTGGGTATTCGATCCAGGTAGTAGAACAACTATAAACACAACTGGTGTATTAGAAGGCAATGTTAGTTTTACAGAAACATTTACACCAATTAGTATATCAGATGGAGTAACTACAACAGACGAAATAGCCGCAGACAACCTTACAATATTAAACGGTTCTTATCCACACGTTGACATCGAAATCAACGGAGCAAAATTACCTGAAGAACAAGAAGAAGCACTATTTACTTTAACAAGTAACACTTCTGCAGGAACAAGCACATTGTTTATACCTGATGTTGGTAAATTACCGGGTGGCAGAATTGCGGCTACATCAAAAATTGATGTTATAGAAAAAGCAACAATTGATTTAGAAGATACATACCAGGGCGATTTACCTGGTAGTACAATGAACATAAAAGTTTTTGCCAGCGATGCATTAGCGGCAAAACTTATACAAGTTAGAACATACGAAATTTATCCAGACGATAAAAATGATTCTACAATTTTAATAGACGTTGACGACAAAGATAGATTAGTTACAAGACCAACAGATATGTCCGAGAAGGATTTATGGCCTACAACTATAAAAGTTGATTCAAGTGGTATAACAGACAAAAGATACGATCCACTACCTAACGCAGGTTATGTTTCAAAATATAATGTAGGTTATCAAGCATTTGATATTTTAGATTACGAACGTTTATTTGATAGAACAAGACGTGCGGCAGATGAAATTCCTAAGAAAGGTGATTTTGTTCATTTTGCAAAAGGCGAGCATGAAGAGTTTGATGTTTATAAAATTTCTAATGTAGATGCCAGAACATATTTAAAATTTGACGAAGATTTAGGCACAACTTTCCTTTGGGCTAATGTAAGTTTATCTAATATGATATTAGATGATAACACTTTTGCAAATACAGACAATGCTTATGACCAAACAAAATGGTATGACCAGGTATTGACTTTTAAAGGTAAACAAAACATAGACGACTATCATGCAAACTTAGTTACTGCAGAAGGTAATCCACTGTTTGATCCAACATTAGTAGACATTACATCTCCTGTTACATTATTTGTATCAGAAGAAAAGGTTTCAGACCATGCTATTGAAATAGGAGATATAGCATACACAATACCTGATATACAACTTATCGACAAAATAGAACCGTATGTCAGTGGTAATATCACACAATTTGAAAGTGTGATATTAAGTGACATCGGTGTTCCTGCAAGAGCAAAACAGATTAATCCTATAACAGATACAGAAATTTTTAGAAATGTAGATGCAACATATTACGGATTTAGATATAATAATCAATTAACATTTACTATTAATAATGGTAAAACAGAAGGTGTTGCAGTAGGAGACTTCCTACAATTCCATGACAGCGGTTCAAGTAATCTAAATGCAAATATTTTCCAAGTTGCAAGAATTAGTGAAAATGGTAATGTAGACTTGTATGCAAATTCAGTAGTAATAGGCAATATGTCTACTGTGAGCAAAGATACTCTACATTTTGTTAACTTTGGTAAAACAAATGCATTAGCAAACACTGTAACAAACGATTATGCAATTCAGGTGTTTGCACAAGAACATGAACTGTTAGAAGGACAGAAAATTAAATTCGATGTAGACAACCTCGGTAAACAAGCAGGTGAGCCGTTTGAATTATTTAGACAAACTACAAATACATTCTTTGTAAATGCTGATGGGCCTGGTGCTACAGCAAATGTAAGTTTAGATGTAATACAAAACGGTAATGTTTCGAGAGCAAACACAACAGTCGAAATTACATCGATTCCGTGGGATACTCCAACAACATATAACTATTCATTGAGTGCTGATGTCGGAAACAAAGTAACATTTTATGACACAAGTGGAAGTAATTTAAACTCTAATACTTACACTATTACTAATGTATTTACAAAGCCTGTACCATATAGAAAAAGAGAACTCGGTGATGCTTTAGGAGAACAAACTGTATTAGCAAATGTTGGAATAACAGTACAAGATAATACAAGCGGTGCTGTAACAAATTCAAATGTTGTAACTCTATCAGGTGGATTAACAAACGGTTCTATACAAGTAGGACAATATCTGTCTGCAGGACCAGACACTGACGGTAACAATGAAATCGGCAGAATAAAAATTATAGAAATAAATGCAGATACTGATAAAACATTAAACAGAAAAGTATATCCTGGATCAAATGTTTCTAACAATACATTGCGACTTAGCAATACAACAGGTATAAGAGTAAATGATTTAATTTTACTCACAGGAGAATGGGACGAAGAGTCTAACGTAAGAGTTTCAAGTATAAGTGGAAACAATGTCACTTTAATAAATCAAATAGTTTCAAATGTTGACACTGTCCACGATAGCACTGTAACAACAAACACAAATCAAGATTTTGATGATTTAGAAAAAATTACAACTTCAACAGGAACTATATTTTATAGTGGACAAAATTTAACGTTTGTACACCGAGGAACAAATACAATAGGCAATGTAGTACTTGAAGAAAATGTAACGTTATCGTCTAATCAATTAGTAGATATTGTTAGTGCTGAACATACAGTAATTAGCCAAGGGAATACAGACGAATTAAGAGATGTTCTTTGTTTTGAAATTGAAACAGAAGATTTCAATGCAGGTTCAGTAAACGAGCAATCATTATCATATATTGTTAATCAAGGTATTAAAGTTACTACAGACACTGATTTGTCTAACTTAAAATATCAAGACAGCGAATATGGTACAAGTGAAATTAAAATTTTAGATGGTCAATATGCTGGATTCTATAAACTTAAAGGCTTAGATACTGCAAATAATACATTTACTATTTGGCAGTATTATCAAGATCCAATTAAGTATAATAAGTTAGTAACAAATGCAAACGGTAATATAATTTTTGTACACGGTAATACAAGTAGTTTATATACAGGAATGTCTGTTGTTGGAGCAAATGTAACTCTAGTACCAGCAAATACAACAATTACAGAAATTATAAATGATACATCTATTAGAGTATCTAATGATGTAACTGTAACACAAGGTGATTATATAGATATATTCCAAGATAATCACACAACATTTGTAGGCGACGAATTACATATTACTACTAGAGAAGCACATGATTATGAGGTAGGAACACATGATCCTATTGTAGACAAAGAGATTAATGTATATTACATGGTCCCAAGTTATTATAATCACGGATGGAAAATTAAAGAAGTAGTAAGTAACACTTTAATAAAAGCACATGGATTTGCTATAGGACATCCGTATGTAGATCCAAACGATTCTAATATCACTTACGTCACAGAAGAAGATTATATTACTTTTGGCACTGATGCTGTTACCACTAGTGGTGACCCAGACTATGTACCATACTTTATTGCGGCCCATGAAGGTAATATTACTATTAATGGTGCTGATATAGTAACAAATGTTTATCCTTGGCACAGTATAGAACAATATGCTGATGATATCAAAGATCAAATAAGTCAGAAATTAGGTGTTGTATCACGTGTGGGTTCATTTCAAATAAGCCTACCGTTTGGTTACGAAATACCTGAATTAGGCGATTTAACACAAATACCAAAAAACACAACAATTAACCATAATCCGAGTGCGAGTACTCCCCAGTCAAAACCAGAACCTACGAATGTAACTAAAGGTCCTACTATCGCACCACCTACTAGTTGTCCGTCACCAGATATGCCGATTAGAACAAGTGCATTAGGGGACAGCAAACTTGCTGGTGATTTACAAGTAGGAGACAAAGTATATACTGCACATGAGGATACTGGAGAGTTTGGTTTATATACTGTTGAATATGTAGAAATTAAACAAGAACAAAGAATTAAAATTGTATTTGATAATGATTTTGAATTCATAGGATCATTAACTCACAAATTTAAAGTAGACGATGAATGGATTGAAGTACAAGAATTAAATGTTGGTGATGCTGTACAAGGAAAAGAAATAGTCAGCATAGAAGAGGATGTGATAGGCGACATTGTTATCATTACAGTAACAGATGCTCACACTTATATAGTTGGTGAATTGCTATCACACAATAAGACAACAAAACAAACAATTGAACCGGCACCAGAGTTAGACACTTCAACTCCTAAAGATGCATATCCACCTACCAGTGGAGGCTTACAGCCAACTGATGCGGAAGCCATTGCAATGGACGCCCTGCAAAGAGCATTAGCATTACAGAATGCTTATATAGTACCAGGACAGCAACAGGCAGTAAGTCCAGCGGCGTATAATGAATATTCCTCTGGTAATGACAATTTTAGTATGGGAGGTCCTAAAGGCTTTGGAGTTTCAGCACCTGGTGTAGGAACAAATTGGGGACAATATTCAGGTGTTAGCAGTAGCAATCCAGGCCCTTACGGTGCTGGCACAAAATATGACCAACCTAATATCTTTAATTGGGATAGTTTAGCACCAGGCGGTGAAGTAACAATCTCAGGCGTGACATATACTAAAACTGACGATGGTTTAATCACAGGTTCAGACGGAAGTGTATATACCACAAGACGTGCAAGAGTTATGAGGTCCGGTAAAACTTTGGTAGGCGCAGATGGTAAGAAATATCCAGTCGCACTGTTGAGAATGCCTAGAGCCAAAGATAGAACAGCAGGAGCCAAGAATTCTAATGATTGGGACGGCAGTGTTACAGCATACCATGATGATACACAAGGATGTAAAACATTAGACCATGTACACAGTTGGAGAGAAGTTAATAGTTATTGTGCAATGAAACCATCTGGTAATGGTGCAGGGAGTTTTTACATAGCAAAAGATTATGTATGTGACCACGACGGAAAAAATAATTATGCCGCATGTGATGAAGGTGGTGCAAAAACAGAATGGACTCTCACCTTATGCCAAGATCCTAACAAGAAGGCAAGTTTTGATCATCAAAAATGGAATCCACCTACTGGATTAGGAGGTATTGTTGAAGGTGGTAATGGTTGTAATTATTCTTTCAGCACTACTTTTACAGGTACATCAGGATCTATAGGATATACTATAACAGGTGTATCACTAGGAGATTTGGTTGACGTAAACGGAAATGATATACCACTCACAGGCACTATACAATTCCAAGACAGAAGCACCTTGTCTCCTGGCAAAGATGCTATGGGTTCGCTCACTGTATTCGCAAAATCAGATGCTTTTGTGGAAAATGTTGAAACAGCAAGTTTAAAACTTGATGACTACTGGACATGGACAAAAATAGACGGCACAACAGAACAAATTCCTGCAGGTGCTAAATTAGGTACTGCAGATTTGGCTATATTTGATGATGGTAGTGCTGTTGTTACTTACACTTTAAGCATTGATAAAGCACAGTACGACGAAGGCGACCAAATGACTATAACTGTTAATGCTACTAATGTCCCTGACAACACAACAGTTGATGTGACTTTATCAGGTAATGTAACATTCCAAGACTTTGCTAACGAAAGTTCAAATACAAAAACATTTACAATAGTTAATGGAACAGCAGAATATACAACTACAATTGAATCAGATCTCACAACTGAGACACCTGATCCAGAAGATGGTACTATTACATTAGCGGCAACTGACAGTGCAGGAAATAGTACAGGTTCATTATCTAAAGACTTTACAATTAGAGATACTTCAACAACTCCACCGGTAGTACCAGAAACAGAAATGGTCCCAGCATTTTTATATGATAATCAGGGTACCGGTAGCAATAATATTAGAGGGCCGTTAGGATTTACAGAAGATCCAAATGGATCATCGGGTTGGGCAATAAAGTGGTTCTTTGACAATTATAGTGCAAAAGATAATCACAGAATATATGCATCAAAAACTGATTTAGGTGCAGGAAGACAACTTTCTATGTCTACACTTTTACAACAAGCAACATTGGTAGCAAGTAGTAAACAGAATGCTAGAGCAATGACGCAGAATGAATTAACACAATTTAAAAATATTGTAGGTGAGGCCACTTATGGCTACGATGGAAATGTTCAAACTCCAGGCAGTAATACACTTAGTTACAGTAAAGATA